TGTGCTTGACGGAATCTTGAGCTACAAAAAGCACGTCCATGTGGCTGGCTCGGCCCAGAGCGAGGCCAACGCCCGAGTGGTGGCTTGGCACGGTATGCCCAGGCCGTGGCATGACAAGTGCGCCGGGACATGGGCGGGCCGGATGTATCGAGCTTTCATGCAGGGCGGAGATTCTGCGGCCTACCACTTGCTAGCCCCTAGTTCTGTAGCGCACAAAACTACGCAGTATCATTTTGCGTGGGGTGCTTTGGGCGACAGTGAGGCATCTTTGAGTCGCCGCCACAATGCCAAGTGCTGGCTTACTTATCGAGTGACAGAAGGAGAAATCACATTGGAGGATTGGCGTACTCATGTGGAAGGCGTGGCGAATGAATACCCACACACACCTCTTGGCGTGCGCTGGCAGATAAGCCAGTTGACGGCAGAGGCATATTTAATGGTCCTAAACGGTAAATTAAATGAGGCTCGGTGGAGGATTGCCGCTGTGAACGACATCGTTTATGCCGACGGGGCCGAGCTATGGCCGCCATGCGTGTTGAATTGGCTGCGGTGCGCTGTTCTCAATCAGTATGCTCTCTACATTGAGGGTATTCGGATAGACGATTCAGCCGCCCGCATCGTGGAAATCTGGCGTGGTATTGCCCACAAATACGATTGGGACAAATGGCCCATGCGTGTGGACGAGATGATTCACGACATCCGCGCCCTCAATGTTCTTGCTGCTATTTCTCACAAACGAGAAAACGCCCCTTGGCTGGCACCCAAAAACCTTGTCGGTAACAAAGAGATTTTTCACCGCTGCCTTCTCAAACTTGGCGAAGGCAATCCTAACGCCCTATTCAAATGAGCGAGATTTCCGACATCCTCGGTGTTACCATTGCCAGTCCAGGCTACTTTGAGCTAGCCAACGAGGCTGCCGCCCGCTTCCGCAAGTACTCAGGCCTCGACGCCTTAGTTATCACCACCGACCGCAACGATAGCTACGACATGAAGTACATCCTTCCGTTGCTAGGCACCCGTACACTGGTGTTCTTCGATGCGGATCTCTGGTTCATCCGCCCAGTCAGCTTTGCTCGCTTCGCCAACCTGAACGGCATCGCCGCCGTGCAGGACGCCACCCGCCACAGTTTCCACGGCACGTTCTGCCTCCAAGACGCCCTTGGCCTCGATATGCCGCCAGACCGCTATGTGAACACCGGCTTTATGGTGATCAATCCCCGCCTGCCCGCCGTGGCCGAGGCCTTCCGGCTGGCCTCCGCCCTGATGGCCCAGCGCCGGGCGGGCGAGGTCAAGACTTTGGATGTCACCGAGCAAAGCCTACTCAATGCCGCATTCCACCGCTCCGGCGTGGACATGCACTTTCTGCCGGATGAGTGGAACTTCTGGCCGATGGCCTGGAAGCACAAGTTCTACGACCGCCTGCCCATGGAGCCCTACTGCATCCACGCCGCCGGGGTGCCATTGGCTGAGAAGGCCGCCTTTCTGGAGAAACATCGCGCAGTTTTCGAGGCATGACCTCACACCCGAGCTTGGCCGGTATTGCCAAGCAAACTATCCACCAAATATGAAACAATACCTCGGCACCAAAAATATCCTGGCAACTCCAATGATTCTTGGAGACTACAATGCAAAACGTGGCTGGACGCCGCCAGAAGGCGAGAACCAAGCCGCAGAAGGCTATCTAGTGGAATACCTGGATGGCGGAAACGCCAATCATGCAGACCACGTTGGCTATATCTCTTGGTCCCCCAAGGATGTATTTGAGCGGTCTTACCGCCAGACGGATGGTTTGACATTCGGCCATGCCATCGAAGCCCTCAAATTCGGCAAGCGTGTAGCCCGCGCAGGCTGGAACGGAAAAGGTATGTGGCTGGCGCTTTCCTGCGATGGAAAGCGAACAGTGGCAGCGGAAAACTTTTGGAGCCCGCATAATGCGGCCTTTGCCCGCGAAAATGGCGGCACGGCGGTTGTTTTGCCGTCCATCACGATGAAAACAGCCACAAACGAAATCCTCATGGGCTGGCTCGCCTCCCAAACTGACATGCTGGCCGAAGACTGGCAGATTGTCGAATAACTAGCCCTCAGCCCGCCCGGCCAACGCCCGGCGGGCTTTTTCTTGCTAAAACTTCCCCTTGCAACAAATCCATAACTACACACAATACTAGCACCAATATGTCCGACAACACTCCAGCCGCCCCTTGGAATCCAGCAGACCAGCTATACGGGAACTTAGACAAGTCCCCCGCCGAGCTGGCCGCCGCCTTTTCCGCCGGAGTCAGCAAGACCGCGCCCGTGGCGGGCAATTTGATGGCCGACCCGGACGACGCAGGCGGCCAAGATCCAGCTTCGCCAATTCCCGCCACCGATCCAGGCACCTACGAACTTCAACCGGACGCCGCCGTCACCGCCCCCGAAGAGGCCGCCCCAGCCCCCGCAGCCGAGCCGATTGACTTGGCCCCTGTGTTTACGCAGGCCCTCGAAGATTACAACGCCGCCGCCCAGGCCGCTCAAGAGGCCGCACAAGCACTTGCCGACCTGCAAGGCAACGCTGAGGGCATTGTGGAGTTTACCCCCGAGATGGCAGCCGCCCTAGAGGCCAAGATGAAGACCGAGGCCGCCGCCGAAAAAGCCTTTGAGGAAATCGGCGACGACTCCCTTGAACTGGCGATGAACCAGTACCCCGAGCTGCGCGACGACAACCACCCCGCCACCCTCGCCGTTAAGAGCCTCCTTGCCGTGACCCCTGAGTTCGCCAGCACCTCCCCTACCGCCGTGGCCGAGTACGCCGCCAATCTGGCCGCCCAGATGCGCGCCTCCCCCAAATCTCCCGCCGTGCCAGTCAGCCAACCTCAGCCCGCCCCTGGCCCCGTGCCAGCCAAGGCCCCGGCGGCCCCGGCCTCGACCAGCGTAGCCATGGCCCAGCGCCCCGCGCCCGGCCAGCCAGCCACGCCTGACATCGTGGCCCAGGTGGCTCAGGCTGCCAAGGGCGGGAACTTGGCCGATATGTTCGCCGCCGCCCTTGGGGCTGGCAGCAACGCAATACGAATGTCTTAGAGATAGCGGTTCCCGCAAGGGGCCGACGCCTGTGTGGCGTGACGACAGATTAACAGGGTCCACGAAGCCCTGCGGTTCAATCTGTTCAAGTCACATCACCACACCACTCTAATGGCCTCATATACCGAAATCAACGCGCAGACAGTCGCCGAACTCGTCGCGCAGTCCCCCAACTACGCCCGCCAGATTCTCTGGGTGTCGAGCATCGCCTTCGACAACGAGCGTTATAACCCGTTCTCCGAACTCATGGGCGGCCTTGGCTCTGTCAAGCCCGTCAAGGAAGTGCTCGACACCTCCAAGGTTCGCGGAAATACCATCGTCTTCTCGTCTGAAGCTGGCCTCGGCGGCAAGGGCGTTCAGGGCAACACCAACCTCGTCGGCGCTGAAGAAGTCCGCAAGTATAGCCAGTTCACGCTGACTATCGGCCTTCACCGTCACGCCGTTGCCGAAACCGTCACGACCAAAGACCTGACGTTCATCGGCACCACGTTCGACCAATCGGCCCGCCGTGGCCTCAACGAATGGGTGCAGCGCCTCAAATGCGACTGTATCGAAGCCGTCATGCTCGGCAGCCTGGAGACGTACAACACGCTCTTTGCTGGCAACAAGGCGAGCATCAACGCTCTCACCTCGACCGATGTCGTCACCAAAGCCACGATCTCCCAAGCAAAGATCATGGCGAACGGCATCAAGATGCAGGAAATCGAGATTGCCCGTGGCCCCAACGGCCAGCGCATCCTGAAGTACTTCTTCCAGGGCAATGACTACCTCTTCCAGGGTCTCCGCGAAAACAGCACTTGGGAAAGCCTGCTTGCCACCGCTGGCACCCGTGGCCCTACCAACTACCTGTTTGCAGGCAACCTGCCGGAGTATGATGGCGTCATGCTCAACAACTGGGCAGTCTCCAACACCGCTGCCGATGCGGCTCAGGGCGCTTTCTGCGCTCCTCGCGCCTACCTCGGCGAAGCCATCCCAGCCAAAGGCACCTCCACGGCGCTTACCGTTCTCAAGGGCGGCGGCTTCAACGGCTCCACGGTGCTCACTGACAACGCCATCGCCAAGACCCGGAACGACTACTTCCGCTACTGGCCCGGCGCTCCGTTCACTGCTTTCGAGCAAACATTCATCGCCTCCACCTCCACGGATCGCTATCTGATGGTGATTAACGGTTCTGGTGCTGATGCCGGTAAGTACAGCTTCTTCCACTACACAACCTCCGACGGCTTCACTCTCGGCGATGTGGGCGGAAGCGACCTTACCCGCCTTGGCTCCACGGCCTCCGGCGACTACCAGACCACTCTCACTGGTTCCACCATCGTCTGGGGCACTGCTCCTTGGACCGCTGGCTACCTCACAGAGGGCGTCATTCCCGTGGGCTCGCTGATGATCCCGGTCAACAGTAAGGGCCAGCCATACGTCTGCGGCTACTTCCTTGGAAACAACGCTGTGTACTGCGGCTACGGCACCGTCAACGGCAAGGCCAGCACAGCCATGGGCCAGCGCGTCACCCAGGAAAACGACTACACCAACCGCTTCGGTATCGGTGTTCAGATGGTCTGGGGTGCCACCGCCTACAAGAACGCCGCTCTTGTGAAAAATGGCTATATCGTGGTCTATGGAGCCTGGAATGCCCCCGGTATGCCGGAGGTGAGCTAACGGTCACGCCAAGGGGCCGCCTAGCCCACCCGCCGGGCGGCCCTTTTGGCAAACTCAACGCAACCCCCTAGCTACCTACTCTAATGCTTCTCTCTCTCTTCCCCCAAGCAGGCAAAGATATTCCGTCGATTACGTCGGTATCGGCTTTGTCCACCTCGCACAACATCCCGCTCACGGATGTTTCCAAGGAAAGCGGCGCTCCGACCTCCATCGGACGCATTACGTTTGCCACACTGGCAAGCTATCTCGCCTCTGTCATCGGCTTCAAGTCCACCTCGGCCTCGGCTGGCGTGGGCTATGCCACTGGCGCGGGCGGGGCGGCTACCCAGTCCGGCAGCCGGACCACAGCCGTTGAAATCAACGCCGTTTGTGGTGCCATCACCCTTGTTAGCGCGGCTGGCTCGGCAACGCCGTTCTCGTTCACGCTCACCAACTCCGCCATCGCTGCAACCGATGTGGTCGTTATCAGCCAGAAGTCTGGCACCGATAAATACACCACGCAGGTTGTTAGCGCAACGGCGGCAGGCTCCTGCGTGATCACGCTCGCCAACGCCAGCGGAACGACCACGGAACAGCCGGTGTTCAACTTCGCCGTCATCAAAGCCGTGGCAGCCTAAGCCGCCCGGCCAAACAATCCAGCAGCCCGGCCTTGCCTTTTTGGCGGGCCGGGCTTATTGTTGGAGCCTATGACATCCGACACGCCACCAGCTACTTTTGAGATTCGCACGCTCCGCGACATCTTCAATCTTCCCACCAAGGAGCAAATGGAAACCTGCCTCGCTGAGATTAGCCGTGGCATGATCCAAGCCCGCAGCATGGGCGACTTGATGGCAGCAACCGTTGAGGCCCTTGGCGGTAAGCCTCCAGAATTGACCTTGGAATGGCCGGAAATGGTGGAGTGGACAGATGACGGCAAAGGCCGGGTTGAAACAAAATTCCAAGTCGCCGATAAGGACGAAGCTATCTCACTCGTCACCACCAAGAAAGCCTAGCCATGCCCATCCTAGCCCCAATCCGCCGCCCGGCCACGGCCAAGCAAGCCGCCATCCTGGCCTTCTGCCGGGCCAGCCACGCCGAGACAGACCGCCTGCCAAGCAGCCGGGCCATCCAGGCCAAGTTCGGCCATGCCAGCCAGACGGCGGCCATGATGCAACTCTGGGCGCTGGTTCGCCGGGGGCTGCTTGGCTACGATGAAATGGCACTGCCTAAAAACCGGTTCAGCTTGGTTGAAGAACCGCGTTTAGTCCCCGTGGTAGTCAAGTATCCGCTTGGGCCGCCAGTCCAGCCAATCACACCACACCCTGATTTCCTATGACCTACACAATCAAACTCTCCAAGCAGGACACTGAATGCCTGCGGCAAACCGTCACTGAAGCCTATAAAGCAGGCCAAGAAGTGGCGGAAGCCAAGGCCTCAAAAGAATCATCTGAAGTGATCACGCGCCATCACGATTATTATGGCCGCCTTCTGCAACAGATCGAGTTCCAAACCCAGCGCATCGCCGAAGAAGCCTTTGAGGCAGGCCGCAAATCCCCACCACTTTCCTGATATGAAAACCCACCTCCAGATCACATTCCCCCAACACCCCGGCCAAGCCTTTCCCGTCGCCGCCAGCAACGGCCTGACCCTGCCAGTCCGCGCCCGCTCCGATGTTCGCAAAGGCAAAGGCTACCCCATCCGCATCCTCACCCGCGCCGAGTGGGACGACCAGAACAAGGCAGCCGGGCCGTACTTGGCCGCCTACCAGCCCATGCGGCCTGTGCCAGACGTGGACTTCGAGGCCGAGGACGGCAGCCTATGGCCCACGGCGGAGGCATGTTTAGAGCATGAGTTGCAGAAACGCTTTGGAGTGAAGACGCTCACCGAGGTGGAGCAAAAGTTCACAAGCCTTTCTAAGGCTTACATTATCATGGAGGATGCGATCAGCAAAGATTTCCAAGAAGCCCGCGCCGCCCGCAAAGCCGCAAAAAGCAATAATACCCAACTTACCGTTGGCGATGTCGAGGACTCCCTCTACGACGCCAACGGCAACCCGCCATTCTCCGGCGTACCCGAAGGCCAGCCAGCCAAGCGCCCCGGCGGTGCCGTGTGTGATCCACGCTACAACGACGATGTGCCCCAAGAAGACTGCGCCCGCCTCCTAGCCTCTGCCGTTAGCCAGCGCGGTTTGAAAGTTGCAGACGCAGCCAAGGCTACCGGCCTCACGCCCGCCCAGGTCAAGGCCACGGCGGCCAGCCTGCCGGGGCAGTTCGCCACGAAGGGCGGGCGGGTGTTTTTGGTGGGGTAAAAAACTACAGTCAGCAATCTAAAGCTATGAAATACAGAAAAAAGCCAGTCGAAATTGAGGCCGTTCAATACACGGGAGCCAACGAACACGAAATCATGGAATTTGCAGGTGATGCACGCGTACGTTGCGTCCCCATGAGTATGGCCGTGCGTCCAGCGATCACCATCGACACACTCGAAGGAGTTATGACAGCCAGTGAAGGTGACTTCATTATTCGCTGTGTGAAAGGCGAACTCTACCCGTGCAAGCCCGACATTTTCGCGGCGACTTATGAGGTAGTAGATGCAGAAAACGGCACAGCATAAACCACGATGTCCACCCACCGCCCCAAACTCACCGCCGGAGTCTATCAGGCAAGCCTCCGCGACATCGCCCCCACCCTAACGCCCGCCCTCAAGGCCGCCCTAGCCTCCGGCCCGCTCAGCCTAGCCGCCTTGGCCGCCAAGGCTGGGCATGGCTTCCCGGCGGTTGCCTCGGCGGTCAGGAGCCAGCCCAAGGCATTCAGGGAGGCTGGCGGGCTGGTTTACGCACTCTAAAGGCCCGGCAGCCTAGCGGCTGAAAAGGGCTTGCCCAGGCCGGGCGGGCGGGGTATAGCTGAGATATGGCTATTGTCGCAGAAATCACCAACGCATTGCTCGGCATGGCCGGGCTCGAAGAGGTCAGCCACGGGCCGCCCGGCTTGGAGGAGCGCATCATCCAGGACATCAATCGCGGTCTTGAGCACGTTGGCGAGTCAAACCCAAACATCTTTTACCAAACCCGGCCAGATCAAGCCGAGGTAATCAGGCCGCCCGCTACGGTGACAGTGACATGCGTTCAGTATTCCAAGTCCGTCACGTTCACTGGCGGTTACGTCTCTACTTGGATGCCAGGATGCGCCATCCTCATCAACGGCGACAGTACGCTTAACCGCATCGAGGACGAGGCCAGCCCGTCTGCGCCAGCCTTGGCAGAGCCTTTCATGGGGGCAAGCGGCACTTACTCGGCCACAGTCTGGCAGGATTGGGTTATGCTTCCAGCAGGGGTTCGCCAAGTCCTCGATCCCGTCAGCCTCGACAAGCAAACCATCCTCCTGCCCGCCCAAGGAGCCTCCGACTTGAATATGGGCTGGATGAACTACAGCATGGACTGGGACCGCCGCTATGCCGGGCTTGTGCTGGCCTTGCAAAAACAGGTGCAGCTAGCCTCCCGCTACTGGCCCTACGCACAGATGGTGCTTGGCACGCTTCGCGGCGGCCTGATGCTCGACACGCTGCCGGGCGAGGCTCACAAGCTCGTCTATGACGCTAGGAAGCTCGTTTTTGCCCCAGTCACTACGTTGGCGGACACCCGCACGACCTTAACCCCACAAGGCAAAGATGTTGAGATTCTTTTGCCCGTAGTCCGGTGGTTTTTCGCAAGCTACCAATTTTGCAGTATTCCGAAGTCTGAGCTTCAAGACGACTACACCTTAGCCATGACTAAGGCCGCCCAGCTCACGATTGCCGGGAACATCCAGAAACGCTATCGCTACAACCGCCAGAGATAATAATGGGAGCGCAACTTTTCACCCACGATGTCCGCGAGTTTGGAACGCTGGCGAGTTCTATAGAGTCAACCGACATGGGAGGGCGGCTGCAACGCGCCATCAATACCCTCCTGCGCCCAACTGGCGCAATAAAAGGTATTCCCAAGTTCACAAGATTGTGGGCAACCTTTGAGTCGGAAACCGCAGCCACCAAGATCCGCAGTTTACCGTTCACAGGCTACCCATCAGGAGTGGGTGTTGATTCAGCAGCAAGGGCCGCAAATAAAACTGTTCTTGTGCATCTGTATCGGCAAGGAAAGCACTTCATTCTTTTTTACGATCTGACTCAAAGTAAGGCGAGAGGCTTATTTTTCGGTGGAAGTGATGATACTTTCACCTCGGGCAACTACGACTTCGCCGCCGGGCCGCCCACATGGGAAGTGCTGGCCGTGGGCTTCGACGCCAACGCCCGCTGGTATGGCAAACGCACGGCCACCCAACTCATGCTGAGCAACAATGCCAGCACAGACACGCCGGGCATCTTCCAGCTAGGCCGCACGGCCACGCCGGGCAAGTGGCGCTCGGCGGGCAGCAACGCCCAGCCAGCCACGCCGGTCATCAGCCGGGCCACGCCAGCCGGGACTAGCAACGTGCAGGCCAGGTGGGCCTTGCCAGGATCGGCGGGCTCGGCGGCCTTCAAGTGGCTGCCCGTGGTGGCGACTGACTACGTTTACGCCTACACGACCACAGGGGCCTGCGTTGTCTCGGCCTCGGCTAACACGCTGGCCGTGTCGGGCTTCCTGCCCACGGAGGGCATGGCCGTCCTGCTGGTGGCGACATCGGCCCCCGGCGGCCTCAGCAACAACACGCTGTACTATTGCAAATCCGTCTCCGGCACGACAACAAGCCTAGCCGCCACGGCTGGCGGGGCGGCCATCGACATCACTACGGCGGGCTCTGGCGTGGTGCTCTACCAGCTCTACGGCCATGGCTACAGCGACGAGCAGGCCGTCACGCTAACGACCACGGCTTCGCTGCCTAGCCCGCTCGCCACGGCCACCACCTATTACATGCGGGATGTGGGCACAAACGTCTATTTCTTCAAACTGGCGGCCACGGCTGGCGGGGCTGCCATCGACATTACAAACATTGGCACGGGCGTTCAAAGCATCGTTCCGACAGGGACGGCGGTAAGGGCGGGCACGGCCACGCTCACGTTCACGGCGGACGCCACGAATTTCCCTGGGGCCTCTGGCAATAGCCGGATTCAAGTCGCCATCCAGCAGTCGGCCTATGCCACCTCGATTAGCTCCACCCTCTCCGGCACAGGCACGACGAGCAACCCGTACCTTTACACCATCATCACGGGCTCCACGGCCCCGGCCAACTCAACCGACGCCATCGTGGCCTACGTCAACGCCGACACCCGCGTTGTGGGCATTCTGGAGGCCGCCAAGTCAGCCGCCGACGCCACAAGCGATACCGGCAGCTACGGCCCGGCCTTCTTGTCGGGCGGCATCGGGGCGGGCACGTCTGAGGGCCTGACTAGCCAGACCTGCACGGTGTATCTGCGCTACTTCGACAGCGGCACGGAGCGG